TGCGCATTGAAGTTTTTATTGCTGACATTTTCCTGCGCCGCATTCTCCCACCAGCACTGCGAGTGAGCCTTCGCGCGTGCGAGAGCTGTGCGGAACTCTTCGTGCGCCTCTTCCCACCTGTAAATGCTGGCTTTATCAACATCAAACGCAGAAGCAATCTGCGCGATGCTCTTTCCTTCTTTCCCCAGCTCTATGACGCGCTCGCAGTATTCCGGCAAATACTTTGATGGGCGCCCGGTTTTGTTTTTAACCGTCTTCTCGTCGCTCATCGTCATCTCGCATTTAATCCGGGGGCGCGAGGCCCCCGGCCCACGATCCTAGAACTCTTCCGCCTCATCACCGTCAAGATCCACAGGCGTCCGGATGGAGCTGGAATATTGGCTGGCGGCCGCATTGCCCAATGGCGTCCCCGCAAGCATGCCGAGGGCATCCATATAAACAGACAAGAGGGCTTGCTCCTCGGCCCTCTTTGAGGCGTCTTTCTTCCTCAGGCCCAAAACCTGTTTCAGGATTTTCGGGTCGAACCCGGCTCCCTTCGCCTCGGCAAAAATATCCTTGATGTCGTTTGCAATCGCGGCCTTTTCTTCCTCAAGCTTTTCGATGCGCTCCACAATACTCTTAAGCTGGTTGTTCGCTGACATTTATGACCCCCAGGTATTCAGCTGCTATTACCGCCAAAAACTCGGCCTGAAGCCGACAAAAATCACAACTTGCGGGACACGGCTGGCTTGGCTCCCTCAGGGCCAGTCTGCCGCATCCGTCCTGATCCCGATCTATTCCAACGCCAAAGGCGCAGATGCCGGCAGCGAGGATGTCAATTAGTCCGTCATCCATTGTCAAGCGCCTCAAAGCCATAAAGGTCAACATGATGCGCGAAAATGGCAAAAAATGCAATTTCCCGTTGACACGCCCGGGATGCCGCACTTAGTATGAATTTTCCTCAGTCGGGGAATGTTCAATGAAGATGATCGACTTCATGAGGTGGTGCATAAAGTTTGACCATGAGGGATACAACGTCATCGGGACTGCAAAGGAAATTGTAATTTTTGGCCAGCGCGGCAAGCTCGTTATTCCGTATGGCGAAATCTACAACTTCAGCTTCAGCAGACTGAAATCGGAGGTTCGGGCGCTCCACCCGGTGCCGCACAAAGGAGACGGGAAAAATGAGCAAACAGGGTCGGAAGAAGTCAGAGACGCTGGAGGAGCTGGAGGCGAAAATAGAGGCAATAGTGGCGCAGGCGGAGAGGGAGGAGGAGGCGCGGCGTCACCTGGGCCGGCTCGTCGCCGTGAGGGACAATGCGGTGCTGGGCGTTCGGAGGATGGCGGAGAGGCTGGAGAAAAACCCCTCTGACTATGAGGCGGCAAGCAGAATATACGAGTGGATGGCGGAATACGTCAGAGTTCAATTGGAAATAGAGCCAACATTTGGAGAGAAACATGACAGCGATATCGAGAAGCAAGACCCTGGGCCAAATCTACCTGCAAAATAAAATTGACCCAAAATTCCAGAAGGCGAGAAACGACTTTCTCAAGCGGCTGGAAGAAGACCCGGACTACCGCAAAATCATCGAAGGCAAGCGGGCGTTTGGGCAGGCGCGTCGGCGGGCAAGAGAAAAGGGCGTCACACTCCCCAAAGTGACGTGGCTGGACAGGCCTGATATTTCTCTGACCCCTTGACAGGTAGAAGTTACTTCCTGTATCAAGAGGGGGCGTCGCAAGGCGCCCCCTTATTTCATGGAGATAGAACATGGCATTTGTAGCATCGCCGCAGCAGGCGGCTTTTCTGGATTGGGTCGTCAAGGGCAAGGGGTCCTGCGTCCTTGAGGCTGTGGCGGGCGCCGGCAAAACAACGACGCTGATTGAGGCGGTTGAGCGGGCGGAGGGGTCTGTCGCATTGCTTGCCTACAACAAGAAAATTGCCGACGAAATCAGCGGCAAGCTGGCGGCTCGCAACGTAGACTGGAAGAAGGCGAAGGCCGGAACAGTGCATTCGTTTGGCCTCTCGGCCTACAAAAAGACCTTCCCGAGGGTCAAGGTTGAGGGGCTGAAGGTGACAAACCTTATCGCCGAAGCCGGCAAGAGCGTTTACCCGGATCACGTCGTGCGCGTGTATTCCGAAGTCGTCGCCTCCCTTGTCTCTTTGGCGAAGCAGCGCGCCATTGGCGTCTACGGCGCGATTGACGACGAAAGCAAGTGGTTTGACATAATCGATCACTTCGACCTGCTTGGGCGCGAAAAGGAAGACGCCCAGGAGCGCGCCGGAGAAATCGTCAACGCGGCGATTGATGTCCTCAAGGCTTCTAATACCCGAACCGACGTGATTGATTTTGACGACATGGTTTACCTGCCAGTGCTGCTTAAATTGCGGTTCTGGACCTATCCATGGGTGTTCATCGACGAGGCGCAGGACACCAACCCGGCGCGCCGCGCTCTGGTGAAGGCTGTTCTGTCTCCGGGCGGCCGCGTTGTAGCCGTTGGCGACCGCCGGCAGGCGATCTATGGCTTCACGGGGGCCGACGCTGACGCGCTGGATTTGATCCGCGACGACTTCAACGCCATCGAGCTTCCGCTGACTGTTACTTATCGGTGTCCGAAGGCGGTCGTTGGGCACGCGCATCAATGGGTCGACCACATTGAGGCGCACGAGGACGCCCCCGAGGGATCGGTTAGCCTGATTGACTACTCAGAGCTGCACGCCCGCAATGACCTGACCGGCGGCACAGCAATTTTGTGCCGCAACACCAAGCCGCTCGTTACGCTGGCCTTCAGCCTGATCCGGGATGGCGTCCCCTGTCGCGTAGAAGGTCGCGACATTGGCAAGGGTCTGATCAAGCTGGCGACCAAGTGGCGGCGGGTGAAGACGCTGCATGGTCTGGAGGAGGCCGTTGGCGTGTGGTCCGAGACCAATATTATCCGGGCCAAGGCGCGTAATGACGCCGCCGGCGCGCAGTCGATCAAGGATCAGGCTGACACGATCCGGGTAATTACGGCAAAGTGCCGCGCGGAGAACCGCGACAGCATCACCGCTGTCGTGGACACTATTCAGGGACTGTTTGAGGATAACGTCGACCGGATGCTGGTGCTGTCCACTATCCACAAGGCCAAGGGGCGCGAGTGGGACACGGTTTACTGGCTGGACCGCGAGAACACCCTCCCGAGCCGATTTGCGACGCAGCGTTGGCAATACGATCAGGAAAATAACCTGTGCTACGTGGCGGCAACGAGGGCCAAACAGTCGCTGATAGAGGTGACCGTGCCAAGGTCGGCGGACTAGGCAAATTGTTACCCGTTATTTTTCAGGGGGTTCCGGCCCCCTGATTTTTTTTGAGAATATACTAAGATTGTTATTGACAGCAGGAAGAAACTTCCTGTATAAAGCGTTCATCGTGATCTTGCATCTTACGGAGATTGATATGACCGCTTCCAACATCGCCCCGCTCGCCGACGCCTACGCCCTCCTCAAGTTCGAGCAGGAGAAGATCACCGCCCGCGTTGACGCCGCCCGCAAGGAGCTGCTCGACGCCGCCGGCGACGACGCCGAGGTTTACGGCGACGCGTGCATCGTCGCCATCGACACCAAGGCTGGCGCCCGCACGCTCGACAAGGACGCCGCCCTGAACCTGCTGCGCCAGCTCGGCGCCACAGAGGACCAGATCGCCGCCCTCACCAAGGTCGGCAAGCCCACCAAGGCGCTGCGCGTCAAGCCGCTGCTCGCCAACGTTGCGTAAGGTCGAAACGGGGCCCCGGCCCCGTCAGCCCGTAAGGCGGGCTCTGATGAGACCATGATGGAGATTAAAGTGGAAGAGATCGTCTACAGCGAAGGCCACTATGCCTACAAGGACTGCGTCCGTTGCTCGGACAATCCTTACGTCGGCGTCAGCGAAAAGCTGGCGAGGATATGGGAAGACGCGTGGTGGGACACGTTTTACGAGGATCAATGATCCTTCTTCAAAATGCCTGTAACATGGAGACAGAAACATGCCTGCAATAGACATCAATCTTCTGAAGGCGGCGGCGACCGTCTGCGGCAAGGAAGAAACCAGATATTATTTGAACGGGGTCTGCGTGGATGCGCGCGTCGACGACATCACATGCGTCGCAACCGACGGCCACCGCATCGCCGCCTTCAATGACAAGGCGACGTGGGACGAAGGCGAGGAGCCGACGCCCTTTGTGATCATCATCCCCTCGGAGATCGTGGCGGAGATCAAAATATTCAAACCCGTCCCATATGGGACAATCACGCCGGCCGCTGACGGCAAGTATCTGCTGCAGTATTGCGGCCGGGATTACCTGTTCCGCCCGATTGATGCGACGTTCCCGGACTGGCGCCGCATCATCCCGAACGGGGTCAACGGCGAGACAGCGCAATTCAACCCGCGGTATCTCGCCGACTTCGGCAAGATCGCGAAGGCGCTGGGGGACAAGGAGGGGCGCGTTTGCGTCTACCACAACGGCCTTAGTCCGGCTCCCGTCTACTTCCCCGGCGTCGACGGCGTCAGCTACGTGTGCGCCGTAATGCCCCACCGCCTGAGCGCGCCTGAATATGAACGCCCTGATTGGACGAAATAAGAGGAGAAGTCATCATGAGCAGCATTAAAAATATCGATGTTCTGGTGCACGCAGAGGCGTGGTCATCGATCTGGTTCTTTGAACCCGTCACCCCCGAGGCTGAAGAGTTTTTTGCCGAAAACGTCATTGCCGAGGGGTGGCAGTATCGCGGCAAGTCAATTGCCGTAGATTGCCGCGAGGGGGAGCATCTCGCGATATGGCTTTGCAAAAACGGGTATCATCTGTTTAATCCGCGATACGGGGAGCATAAGCAAAATGCCAATTAATGTCGACTGGAACGCAACGGCATACTTTCCGCCGCAGGAGCCGGATCGCCCCGAAATCACCGCCGGGCAAAGATATGAGATGGCGGATGAATTGTTTGCCTCAATTGACAAAACGCTGAAGCGCCGCGGGGTGTCGATAGTCCCCGGATCAGTGCATGAAGCAAGGGTGATGGAACTTGTGTTCGGCATTTTGGCGATGGTCACCACAATACAACGCCATGGGGGAGCATGATGGCTATGGTTCTTGCTACGCTACTGGTCACCGTCGGCTTTCTGGTCGGCGGGGGCCTCATCGCCTTCATCATTGTTTGGGCCGTCATAAAAGCGGGAGACAGAAAATGAGCGCCGTTTATCCATGGGCTAAATTTTACTCTGAAGAGGATTGCCGCCTCGATCCATGCTGGGAGGTCAACCCGGTGTTGTGGGGCGTTTTTTGCCGGCTATCAAAACGCGACCCGGCGTCAACGTCGCCAAACTGGACGGAGCTCGATTGCGCCAGATACGTTCACGAGAAGCTGAGACGCGTGGAGGGCGTAATAGAAAGCCGCAGGCAATTTGACGCCGAGGCGCCGGCACGTGTGACGCGCAGATTGCTGCCGGTGTAATCATGCAGCCAATAATGCTTAAACAAAGCATGTCGGAGCTTGGCCTGTCCAACAGGGATCTTGCGACAATATGCGGGAAGACAGAGCGGCAGGTCACTTCATGGCTGTGCGGCACGCACCCGGTTCCAAGGCTGGTGGCCGTTCTGGTGCACGGCCTCCGGGAAGACCAGATTGACAGAGACTGGTTGCTGGAAGTTGTTTGCATGGAATTGCGGGCGGAGGCAGATGAAAATACGTCCGCATAAAAAGAGGGCCCCGCAAGGGGCCCTTTTTGTTACAGCGGGTCGAAGCGAACATACTCCCGCGTCAGCCTCGCGTGGCTGCTTCGCTGCGTCATCGGCCTCACTTTGCCGGTCCATTGCAGCCAATTTTTATTTTTAACGGCATACATGATCACGGCGCCCCACGCATTGGGGTGGCCGGGATTTGGCAGGCCGTCCTCCACTGCCAGCCGGCGGATGTCCTCGCCCGTGCCGACCCAGCCCTGGGGCAGCCGGTTCTCGATGAAGTCCAGAACATGTGTGCGCCAGATGGCGTTTTTATTCAGGACGGCGTCGAGGGCGTCATCCCTCGCCTGCCGCCCGATTGTTGCGTCGTCAGTCATCAAGCAATCCTTGACTACTCAGAATGGAACGCTGTCGTCTTCAAAATTCATGACGTCGTCAATCGGGGCCCTGACGTCAAAGATGCCGTGCGTGTCGATCCCCTCCATTGCGGCGAACGGGTCCTTGATGGCTCCGGCCGTCCTGGCCACTGTGGCCCCCGGAAACGCCTCCTTGATCGCGCAAACGTCGGAGAGGTAGGGTAGTAGCTTGCCTATCTCTTCAAGGTCATAGACGACCACGTAGCGCCCGTCTGCGGCCACAAACTGAAGCGCCTCCGGCTCGCGGACAATGGCCGCCACCCGGCCGTCGTCAAGGGTGACCTCCCAGACGCTCGGGTGGATTGGTTTCTTGCCGGCTATGGAGGCGAGCTCGTCGCATCTCCGGAGCGCCTTGACCATCATGCCGGCTTCGCGCCTGAGGTCCTCCAGCTGGCCCTCCCACAGAGCCTGCAAATAGAGATACCTTTGCCGGTCGTATTTCTCCCGGATGTCCGGGTCGACAGCCAGCCGCAAACGCCCCCGCCCCCACTTGCGGTCCATCTCAAGGGTGACGAGATCCACCTCGTCGACCCACTCCTGTCCGGCGAGATACATGCCGGCGGTCTGCTGCCACGGGATAGTCGGGCGGGTGGAGGAGGCGAAGCCTTTTTCGGCCGCCGGCTTCTGCTTTGATCTGTAACGTCCTGGCGCCATGTCATGTTCTCCTTATGGGGATTATTCGCCTTTTATGGGGATTATTCGATTATCTCCATCACTGCCTCAATCACCCTGGCCGCGAGCGGCGGGACAATCGCGTTACCGTAACCCCGCAGTCGTCCCACTCGGTTGGGAACCCCATCAACCAGCAGACGAACTCCGGATTTAACGCGCCTCTCTTTGCCGTCGGCTCCCCGTCGCCACTCCACGCCTCGCGACCAAGGAGAGAGTTCGTCGGCACGTTCGGGCAGTATTGACCGTCCTTCCCGTCCCGCGTCGTCGGCGTCGGCCATGTCTGGACGGCATGCCGAAGAGCAAATTGCAGATGTATGCCCTGCTTTTTCTTCTCCGCAGCCCTCTCCGTCCATCGCTCTATCGTTTCCGAATTGTTGTGCAGATGATCTGATGATGTCGGCGTCGGCCACGTCGCCGCTTCCCTCGCATGAATTGGCAGGTGGCTGTTCCCGCCGCCCTTCGTCTTCGTCGTGCGCCCGCCCTCTCCGTCCGAGGCTTTCGGCGTCGGCCAATGCGACCCAGTAGAGCCGCTGCCTGATGTGCGGCGCCCCGACGCCCGCTGCGCACAGATCGGCTCCCGCCCCGGCATATCCCACTCCTTCCAGATCAGCGAACACTCCGGAGAGCCATTCTCGCCCAGCGCGCGACGCAACCTGCTCGCCAATGACGATTGCAGGTTTGCACTCGCGGATAAGCCGGTAAAACTCTGGCCAGAGATGCCGCTCGTCGGCTGTTCCCTTGCCGCGCCCGGCGACGCTGAACGGCTGGCAGGGACAGGAGCCGGTCCAAACAGGTCTGTCGTCGGGCCAGCCGGCGAGCTGGAGGGCCCTGCTCCACCCGGCGACGCCTGCGAAGAAGTGACACTGGTCAAACCCCCTGAGGTCTTCGGGCCGCACGTCAACGATTGATCGCTCATCTACCTCTCCATCCGGTATGCGCCCCGCCTTGATCAGATTGCGTAGCCATTGCGCGGGGTATGGTTCTATTTCGTTGTAATATACAGGCATAAGATTGCTCTCTCTAATTGCACAACGGAACGCCAAGCCTGTTTAGATCAAGGCCCGAAAGCTTTGTCCAGCGCGTCGTCGCTAAAGCCCCACGATTGTCAAGATAATCCACAACAGCAGGATAGCGTAAGCCATAGGCTCGGCGTAAAACAGCATTCCCTTCATTGCTAATTTCCTTAGTGACCGGATGATGCGCCCCATGAAACCACCACTGGCTGTTTTGTTTGACGCATGTCGCATGAGCGAGGCTCATTGTTCCGGCGGAATGATAACTCCGACCCTGAGCAGGGCGCGGCTGGTCGAGCTTCAGCGCCTGCCAACAATTCCTCGGATCTCCGCCATGCGCCGCCGTGCATCCATAATTAGAGCCGGGCAATTGAACGGAACAAGCTGACAAAGCGATAGCGCACATCAATGCGGAATATCTCATCGAAGCCTTCCTCTTCCCATTCAGCAAGTTTCCAACCCGCCCATCCGCCCAAAGCCCAGCATGGAGCCACGAAAAACCAAAATTCAGAATCTGTAAAAATGTCCATGACTGCCTCATTTCATGTTGCAGGAATAGCCCATTCCGCCAATCACGCTTGATCGTATCTCGCGAGCGGCGCGTTCGCATGTCGATTGAGATGAATGCTCCTGAGTGATAACTCCTGCGCCATATATCCAGAGGGTGAGGATCCATGTCATTTTGGCTTCCTTTTTGCGGATTTTGCGGCTTTGGCTTTCAAAGTTTCGTTTTCTTTTTTCAAAAAATTATTTGCTGCTTCCAGCCTTTCTCTTTCTGCATACAATTCGTTTGTGCGTCTCCGATTGTCTACCTCCCTTATTTCCATAATTCCGTATGCTTTCTGGCAATCAGAAAGACGACGAACAAGCTCTTTGTTTTCTTCCAGAACTCGAACAAGGAATGGATAAAGCTCATTTCCTTTGTCCGACTCGTTCAGAAGGCGCATCACAAATGGATAAAGCTCCTGCTTGTGAAGCAATTCATTGCGAGCTTTCTGATTGTCATTTAACAGGGTCTCAAGGCCCTTTATTTTGAAAGATGCATCTTCGGTCATTTTGTCTCCATTGCTTTCTCATAGATTTCCTGAAAATTCTCAAAATCAAAAAGCAATTTTCGGAGCCGCGCGTTCTCTTCGCGCAGGCGGGTGATTTCGTCGGCGGCTTCTACTTCAAGGTCTGAGGACAGGCATTTTTTGTGCAAATCAAAGCGCACAAGCCTGTCGCAGATGTCTTCACTCATCCTGTCCCTCCCGAATAGCGGCGCACCCACTTGTTGCCGAAGAAAACGAACTGCATCCAGCGCCAGAAGAAATTAGGCTCACGACCCTTAGTCGGCCGCAAGACTATCCCTTCCGCTCCTGTGCCAAATAGTTCGCAATGCCACTCCGACGGTTCTGGAATTTTAATTTCGTGTTCAGTCATTCCTTCCCTCCCTCTCGAATAGCGGCGCGGGCGCGGCGGATATCTCGTCTCAACACAAATACGTTTTCTGACTGGACGCCGTTTGCAACATCATCCCAATCAGGGTCAGAGCGAATGTCTTCCGCATATTCAACCCCCAAATCATCCGGATATAAGAACAGGGCTGAAAACGGCTCCAACGCCTCCCGCAGCCGCGCGTTTTCTGCGCGCAGGGCGTCACGCTCCAATTCAGCCGCTGTCCGCTCAAAGTCCAGCCGCGACATACGTTCGGTGACGGCGGCTAGTTCTTCGCGCTCGGCTTCAGTCATCCTTCCCTCCCTCTCGAATAGCGGCGCGGGCGGCGCGGGCATCCATCGCTAATTTGAACATCGGGCCATAGGCGTCAGCATATTCACCGCAAAAAATAGCTTCGGCTTCTTCAAGAGCATCATCATACAGTTTCAGCGC